CCGCCAGTCCGACTTTTATGTTTGCCGATTTTTAGACTGACGTTTGCCATTAGAGTCCTAGTCCTTTTTTGACTATGGCTACTGCTTTATCATCTAAATCGTTATCTGTCTGTTCTACTAATTTTTCTAGTAGTTCAATTACAAAAAGCTTAAATTTTGGTTGCTTAAGTGCAGATAATACGAATGGTTTAACGATTGCTAACATTGTTTTGTAATAGTGATTGAATAGGTACTACGTCGGAACATACATGATATACACGTGACCCGGGTAGCAGGGTAAAGCCCTTCTGTTGGAGCTCGGCACATTTGAGTGCACGTACGAGCTCAAAATCGAGCTTATTTTTTTGTATTTGACTTTCAGCCATGCGTTCGCATTGCTTAGTCAAGTCTCGATTTAGGGGTACCATAAAGTTTATTTGGAAACCCCAGTTTTCTGAGATAACATAACCATCTTCTGTTTGTGGTTCTGTATCGTTGCCCATATAAAATGGACTAAATGTCATAGTGCTGCCATTACAAGATATGTTGTTACCAAAGGCTTGTCGACTTGGTGCTCCATTATTTTGAAATTGGACAGCTTGATTTGTAACATTTCCCGTCGCGGCTGCCACGGGGTTACTATTATTATTGGTGTCTCCTTCTGCAAGTACAGGACTTACTGAGAGAATACAGAGAGCGATGTAGTAGTAGAGTTTATTGTATAGTTTCTTGTAAAGTCTATTTGTTCTACTAAGCCTGCTGCTCTTGTTGTGGTTTCTAAGTTCCACGGTAATGAGGTGTTAGTTACTGAAAATGTTGTAGCTGTGTCTGCTAAGTTTCCAGATGCAGTTACATTATTTCCTGACCACGTATTTACGGCAGCACCCCATACTTGGCGTTGCTCCGTCTCCACTATAGTTTGAGTGGTAGTGGTCGTCGAGTTCATACTCCCTGATGTAAACTGAGGAGTGACAGTATTAGCTCTTGCTATGCTGGGTGATAGCAAAGCCAGAACTAGAAGTAGTTTCTTCATTTTTGTTCTGGTTTCTTTACCATTGGGCAATTTGTAGGTGTCTTGCTACTGCCATTCTTGCCAGTAGTCAAGCCAAACGTTGCCAACGCGCCCGTAAAAACGCTGGCTACGAAAGTGATATCGCTGTTTCCAGACTTCTTTACCATAGGTATATCAACATAATTCATTGTAATAATAAATCCAGACCAGACAACTACGCCTAATCTAACTAAAGTACCCAGAACTTCTAGTTGATGTTCTTTTTCTTCGCCTATGTCTTTTAATTTACCTATCAACCCTTTCTTAGGTTGCTTAGTTTCTTCCATGCTGTTTTTAGTATTGGTTTCATTGCAGTAACCGCCCACTTAAATGCTGCTGTAGCTGTGAGGGTGGCTGCTACAGAGACAACCGCAGTTGTCCCAGCCGTTACTAAAATTTCATTTTCCGGGACAGGCATTTTAAAATCTGTAAACGGTATGTCTACTTTTCTTAATCCTTGTTCCGGTTCATCGTTTGCCTCTGCTTGTACTCCTTCAGGAGCTTCTAAATCGCTAGGCGGTACCACCATAGGTATGTATGATGGTACGTCTGCGGTAGGCAAAGGTATAGATATTGTTTCTATTTTTTGTATTGATGGTATTTCAATAGTGGGTATGTCCACTTATTCCCAAGGCGTACCTACACCGTGTGTTGGTGTTTTTTGTAGATTAATTTGTGCATCTATAGCTTTTTCAATTTCTGCAACTGATTCTGCGCCTAGTTTTGCTTTAACCCAACCTATTACAGTTTCTGCTGTTAGGTCTTTGTAAGGTATAAGAGTCTTAGGTTTTTCTAAATCTACTTCACCTGTAGCTCTTGTTTCATAAGTACCATCAGTACCTTTTACACGATAGATAACTTTGTTAACATATCCATCGGCAAGTTCTCTTTCTAGGGTGTTAACTTCCCAAGTTTTTGTAATTGACATAATTAAAATGTGAATGTTTTTAAAAAGTGTATATAGTATTTACTACTACGACTCGTCTACCAGTTTTAGGTAGTTCAGCCCAATGCTCACCAGAAAAAATAATAGCATCATCTTCTTTTGGGTCATGGTACTCATCTTCTACAAAAGTTTTACCTCCAGTATCAGTTAAATATAAAAGTATATTTTTATGAGGAAAATGATGATCTTCATGTTTTTGTGAATGCAGAAGAGTCCCATCAGCATGAGTACAATTAACTGCACTTCTTAGAAAAAAATAATCTTTAGTAAAATTGTTATGCTTTAATATTTCATCAACAACAAATACTACTTGATCTAAGTATTCTGAATGTACTGAAGAGTATTTATTAATTTCTGGTCTGTTTAATAAAATATGTCCATAGTAAGGTACTCCTACTTCGGAATCATAATAATTCCAAGAAAAATTACCTGACAAAAAAACATTTTTTAGATGTCCATATGCAATAGAACAGGGATTAGATAAAGTATTTATTGTCATTGATCTACAAAACTGTACCAACCAGTAGCTATATATTTAGTTTTCGTGCTACTTATAATCCCATGATGAATATGAGTCCAGTATGGTGCCCAAAGAACTAATCTTCCTGCTTTAGCTTCAATGTCTATATTAAAATTAGTAAATCTTGTTCCACCATTATTAACATCGTTTAAATAATACATCCAAACAAGAACTCGATTAGCAGAATATCCAGTTCCCATTACTTCACAATGAGGTTCATAATAACCTTCATTAGGTCTGTATCGTTGTACATGATAATCAGGGTGAAAACACCAAGTAGCTATTTTATCAATTTCTGGATATTTTTTTTTGTAATCATCTAAAGGTTTGCCAATAGTAGAATTAATAATTGATGAAGCTAAAGAACCATCATGTATTATGTGGATTATGTCTGTAGAATTTTTAATATCTTTTTTAACACCATCACCACATTTACCAGCTTCTTGACTTATTTTATCTAACTCAAATTCAGTTATAATTTGTCTGCATTGTTCGTGTGATAAAGCATTATCATATATTTCTATAAAATTGGGTGTATTTTTCATTTATTCTATAGTGTGGTCGTGATTACCCCAACCTTTAGTATTATCTAAGTTGTAAGCATCTTCATCCCATAAACTCCACTTACTATCTGTTCCTTCATGGAAAGAAGGGTCAGTGGCTTGTTCGGGAGCAACTACTCCTTGTAAACCTATTTTATGAGGCGGTTGCCATACACCATTAGCATCTAATGTCCAACTTGGGTATGGTTGTGGGGGTGCAAAAACATCTAATGTTGGGTCATATACATAACCTCTTCCTGCATAATTTCCTCTAAGAGGTGGTTTATCATCCTCTTGTTTTGTTTCAGGGTCATAATGTTTACCCTGTAAAGTATTGTACGAAGTTTGAATCCAAGATACCCCGTCCTCTTTAGGTAGGGCATCTATAAATTCTTGTTCTGCAACAATAACTTGTTCAACTATGTTGTTTTTTACTTTTGCAAAGTGCATAATCTTAAGCCGTATATGTACCAGAACTTGTAAAGGTATGATAGGTATAACCGCCAGAGCTAGTTACTGAACCGCCTGAACCTCTAGTTCCACCGGCATAACGAACAATAACAATACCGCTACCACCGTTACCACCAGAACCATAGTTACCAGTTCTACCTCTACCGCCATTACCAGTATTGCTACCTCCAGCAGCAGCGTTAGAAGCACCTGTACCTCCAGCAGCATATGTGGTTCCGTTTAGCCAGTTAGCACCGCTTCCGCCGCCACCGCCACCGTAGCCATTTCTATTACCACCGGCATTGCCTTTACCGCCACCACCTCCGGCACCATGATTATGTCCATAACCACCAGAGTTTCCTTGACCACTTATACCACTTCCTCCACTTTTATTTGAGCCAGAGTAACAGTTGCCACCGCCACCGCCACCTCCGGAACCTCCGGAAGCACCGTTTTGGTTTTGACCACCGCCTCCGCCTCCGGTAGTTGATGTGTAGTTACCAAAATTAGAACCACTACCATTACCACCTCTACCAGAATGACAGGGGTGTACGTAGCTACCAGCATTTCCACCGCCACCTACTGTTACTGATACAGAAGTACCAGCAACTATTGACATAGAAGATGCGATCATACCGCCAGCACCGCCACCACCGCAGCTAATACTTGACCAACCAGAACCTACTCCAGCTCCTCCACCAGCTACAACTAAATACTCAATATTGTAAGCATTAGCTGTACCATAGAAGTCACTAAGACTTATAGTTCCAGAACTGGGCACTCCTGTTGCAACTCCGTAGTATTCAGAAAGAGAGTGAGGTGTAGAACCACCAAACTCTCCAGCAACATCATTTAAAGAAATAGGTCCTGAAGTTTGTAAAGCCATTACTTACCTCCTTTTAATTCATCTATTTCTGCTTTAAGTTCATTAATTGCGTTTATAAGTACGCCTACTATTTTTCCGTAGTCAACTGATTTGACTTCTGTTATTTCACCTGTATTTGGATTCTTATCTTCGACAGTTATAACAACTTCTGGTAATACTTCTTCTACTTCTTGTGCAATAACACCAATAGAAGCTTTACCATCTTTTATCCACTTATAACTAACACCACGTAATTTACCGCAGAGACTAAGAGCATCATTAATAGTATGTATGTCTGTTTTTAGTCTTGCGTCAGAGTAAGCTGTTACGTTGCCATCTACTGCAAGATTACCAGACGAATCTAAAGATAATCGGTTAGAACCACTTGAATTTCTAAAATAGGTAGTACCTTGATATTGGAAATAAGAGCTTGAAGCATCAGGTTGTAATTTTATACCACCATTAAATTCTCCTGTCCAAGTACCACCATGCATACGAATATCATTAGTAGCAGTAATTTTAATTCCTTGTGAAGTTGTCTCAAGCTTGTTAGAGTTGTCGTAGTAAAGTATTACTTTTCCGTTTTCTGTAGCATAGAATTGTGTTTCATTACCATTCCTATTTTGTATACGGTATGTAGTAGCGTTAACTCTTAACTCTCCTGTACCATCTTGATAAACATAGCTGTTGCTTCCATCATGATAAATTTGTAGGTCACCAGAATCACCTAATTGAACCTTATTACTATCAGGAACAGTTATACTATGTCTTTGTACATAAAATGTTTTTTCCCAAGCTGAATTATTCCAATGGTGAAACTGTAAATGCTCATCACTTCCAGTAGGACTATCTGTTCCAGATGTCATTCCAACAGCAAAAGCGTTTGAGTTTGCTCCTTGCCATTGAATATATTGACCAGCAGTTTGACCTATTTGATGCCCATGAAATTTAAACCCATTTGCATAAGTCTCAAACTTTTTACTGTTGTCGTAGAAAAGTTCATTGTTTCCATTAGGAGCAAATCTAGCTACATATTCACTACCATTTTTAATATCTAAATTAGCAGCAGTTGCAGTGTTTATTATGTTATATCCACTACCATGGTAAATTTCTAGGTCATTACCAGTACCAACATATAAAGGTTGACTGTCAGTTAATTTTATATAGCCTGTTGGTGTTACATTGCCAGTTGTTGAAAGACTACCTGTTACAGTAACACCACTTGTTGAGGTCTCAAGCTTTTTACTGTTGTTGTGATATAGTTCTACTGCATCGTCAGTTCTACATCTAATCGCATCATCATTTCCGTTTCTAATGAATAAATCACCAGTGCCTCTTTCTGTAATGTAAGAATTTGAACCATCGTGGTACAACCTTAGATCATTACTAGCTCCAATACTTACTGATATATCATTATTACCACCATCTCCTACATGTACTCCGTCAGTTGTTAAACGACCAGTAACATCAGCACCAGAACTTGTAGTCTCAAACTTTACAGCGTTGTCGTAATTTAAAAATGTTGCACCATTACCAGTAGCTGCTAAGTTGTTTTCCCAAGAACCACTTGTATAGTTCTGTAAATAGAACGAACCATTTGGATTTGCATGTATTCTCCATTTATCTGCATTATCATCACCTTCATCAGCGTAAAGATTAATTAATCCACCTCCAGCTTCTGGTCCATAGACTATGATTCCATTTCCAAAAGTTTCACACTTTTTACTGTTGTTGTGATAAAGTTCTACGGCTCCATTAGTATCTGCTACAATCATGGTTTCAGTATTATCCGCGTTTGTTACACGGAAATCTGCTGCACGAATTTGTAAGTTACCAGTTCCTACCTCAGCAATGATGGAGTGGTTTCCATTATGAAAAAGTTGTAGATCATCACCTGTTCCAATAATTACTTTGGCATTATCAGGCATATCTATGTTATCGTCTATTAATAACTTTCCTGTTGTTTCTATATCTTGTGAACCAAAGTTAGGAGATATCTTAGTTCCAGCTATTGCAGCAGATGCGTTAATGTCTGCGTTATCTATTGTTCCTGCTGGAAGGTTAGACATGTCTTCTCTAAGAAGTGGTCTACCACCAGCTTGTGAGCCGTCATGTACGACAGCAGTGTCTTTTGTGGTATCTATAGTTACTTCGCCTTCAGCACCAGTAAATGATGCGTGCTGCGCTGTAGTACCACGCCTTAATTTTAATAATTTTGCCATTTAAAGTGTACCGAAATCGAGTTGTAAGTTATCGCCAGCAGCTCCGTCTATAGTTGTTGCTGTCATTAGTCCTGTTACTGTTGCTCCTGTGCTTGTTGTCTGGAACTTTTTAACGTTGTCGTAATATAGTTGTACGTCGTGAGATGAACCATCTTCATTACTTAAAAAATAGGTATGATCTTCAGCTAAATTTGACATCTTTATAGCATTAGATCTTATTTTAAGTCTACCAGTGTGATTATCAATATAAGATTGTACACCATTATGATAAATTCGTAAGTCTGAACTATTACCAAAATTAGCTCTTATATTGTCATTGTAAGTGTTAGCACCTGTAAAAGTATTACCAGTTATAGATGCAAAGTTACCACTAGCTGTAACACCACCTTGCCAAGAACTACCGTTATAAACTTTAAGTTCGTTAGCAGATGTGTTGAAGTATAAGTCTCCAGCAGCAAGTGCATTACCACCACCATCTGTTGATGGGTTAGATGATGCAATTTGATATTTATCTGTAAAGTTATTTACGTTAGCCATATTAGTGGCTACGGAGTTTACATTAGATATAGAACCAGCTACAGTATTTATATTACTAGCGTTAGATACTGCACTGTTTATGTTACTTGCATTACTATGTACACTATTAACGTTGGATATATTTGATCCTACCGAGTTTACATTTGATATAGAACCAGCTACTGTATTGATATTCGTAGCGTTGGAAACAGCACTATTAATATTTGATGCGTTGCTAACAGCAGCATTAATATTAGAAGCGTTAGCTTGTACGGCGTTAATGTTTGAGGCATTGGCTTGTACCGCGTTTATATTAGTCTGGTTATCAGCAGCAGCTATAATTTTAACTACATTGTCTGATACTGTTTTAATAGGGTCATCTTTAACAGTAATGGTGTTACCCATTCCACTGTGGTTTGTGCAGTAATAATGAAATCCTGTTGGTTGTGTTTCAGGTATTTTTATAAGTACTTTTGCACCAGCTTGTCCCTGAGTACCAATTACTGTAACATTGGTAGTATATTGAGCTGTATTTCCGTGGAATCTTAATGGATGGTTTGCATTTGACGCATCACTTACATCAAATGTGTATGTCCAGCCTTTATACAATGTTAATGCAGGCTTATCTACTCCATCAATTATAAACTTACCAGTTGCTGCTGTAACAGTGAATGTAATTTCATCTTCCAGTGCATCTGCAACTATATCTAATGAACCATTAGAACTACCTGTTGACACAGGATTAGTAATAAGACCTAAGTCTTCACTATATGTTATAGCACCTGATACAATAGCTACGTCATCAAGAACAGACTGTGATGGTGTAATAATAGAAAACGCACTACCAGTATATACAAGTAAGTTATCGTTAGAACTATCATACCATAAGTCACCTTCCTGTAAAGATGTACCATCTGCTCTTTGTGTAGGAGCACTGTTAGATATTTGGTATATGTCAGCAAAGTTATTTATATCAACTACGTTTGCACCGGCTGCTGAAATATTAGTTATGTTGCTTGCAACTGTTGTAACTTCAGTAGCTTTAGGAACTAATCTATGGAAAGTATATGTATTAAGTGTCGAAGTTGATTCAACTAATAATCCAAAACCTTGAGGTAAAACTGAAGGCACTCCAGT